CACATCCAGCACGGGCAACCGCTGGGTGCGGGTGGACATCGGCACGGTACGAGCCATGCGCAATACAGCCGACTGGGTCGGCAACATCTGAATGATGTCCTCGGCCAAGGGCTCCGGAACCAGAGGATCAGTCGTCGGCGGAGTTTGCCGAAAAACACCAGTGTTGTATGTGGTCATGCTTGACCCATATCCTTTCTTACGGAATCAGGGCTAGCATGCCCTGTAATTAATGGCCGTAGCCCGCCAGACCTCGCAGCAGTTCATCTCTAGACCGCGGCTGTGGGGGGTTATTACGAGTGCCTTGCTTGAAATCTGCGGGCCTCTTCGTACTGACGCGGTCAGCAAGCTTCTTTGCCTGCTCTGCCGCTTCTTCTGGATCCGCTGCAGTAATGAATTCCGCTAACTCAGGGTCAAGACCAGCGGCCGTGGCGGCATCCCGCCGGACCTCGGCTACCTTGAGCCGTTGTAATTCCACGGCTTGCGAGTCGAGCTGGTCCCTGAGTTTTTGTGCCTCGGTCTTTTGACCGTCCTGTAGTTTGTCGTATTCTCCTGCCTTCTTTTTGAAGGCATCGTAATCGGCAAACTTCTTCCGCTCCCTAGCAACACGATCAGCAACAATCCTGTCTACCTCGGCCTGGGTAAGTTGTTTACCTTTATCCTCGGTATCCTTGTCTTCTGTATCTTGACGGTTGGTGTCTTGCCGTCCAGAATCTTGCTGCCCACCATCCTGCTGCTGATTGTCTTGTTGGTTGTCATCACCGCCAGTGTTATTGGCGTCGTTGTTACCGTCATCATCAGCCATTTGCATCTCCCGTTTTACGCCCGTCGGCACTACCGGCTATTGAGCGTGGCCGTCACGCCTGCCCGCGTGGTTGCGAGGAAGTTCTATGCGGTATCCCACCGCTTGATGGCGTCCATCATGGATAGTTCATCGGCAATCGTGTGACCATAATCACCCGTCGTTGCATGCGCCCCTACGCGCATATAGCACCACATCACTAATGTTTTCGGCAGGCGCCAGGCAATGGCCATCCAGAATTTATCCCAACGCTTCGGCCACACATAGTGCCGAAGATGCCAGGAGAAGAATCTAATTTTTTCCACGTAACGAGCCATCGGGCTTCCAATCAGAGGGAATTTTGCCGGCGACACCAAGCCGCATCGCGTGCTTGTAAATATGGGCCCGCTCTTCCGGAGTCTGCGCCAGATGAATTCCGCTAGACACATCCCCAGCGTCATCAATGGGAAACCGTGGCGGACCATCACCATTAGGCGGCAGCGCCTTGCCTTGTTTCAGCAAATTTTCGCGCTGCTGCTTATTATAATTGCCCATCATTATTCTCCGATGTTCGTTACTGAGCGGCCCTTTTGAGTATGAAATGTGTTGGCTTTAGCCCTGAGATCGCCCGTATCTATTTGTTTCTTGGTAAAATTATGATCAGCGACCGTGAGCACAGGACCTAACTCACCATGATCCCGGATCATAATGATTTTACGATAATCAATCTGGTGTGCATCCGCGGCGGCACTACCGAAGGTCTCCCGGACGGCGTCATGCGCCTGCGTAAGAAGGTCGCCTACCTCGATCACGTCACCATGACCAAATAGCTTCATACCCTCGCTGCCCGACCCCTGCTCCTGGGCGCTACCTGACAAAATAGCCGAGTCGATTGTGCGGCCAGGGTCGTACGTGCCCATGATCGGGGCCACGGCACAATCGCAGCCGGGATGTATTGGCATTAAATTGGATTTGTGGTAGCGCACCGATGAAGCAACAATGCACATGCCACAGGAGTGTGCGCCAACTAGCACCCTGCGATATCCCACAACGCGCCTGTCATCTGTGAGCACGATCTGTGCAGCCCGCGTCTTGGCCAGCTGCAGATCGGTCGCCGCCAGACTGCCAGCTCGCTGGGCGCCGGCCTGCACAGCGGCAGGGAAATCTTTGCCATCTGCTAGAGCGGTCCATACCTGTTCATAGGGTCGCCGATAGACCTCGGTCGGATCGACCCCTCGCAGATCGCTGAAGGCATCTAGCGGGACAGCTGTTGGCGCGGTCGTGCCGCCGGCCGAGGAAGAGATCAGGTGACCTAGGTAGCCCGCGGTGAGCGAGCCCATGGCCTGTTGGGCCGCCTGCACGAGCGGCACCACGGCCGCCGCGAAGCTGGCTGCTGCTGCGTCCCGGTAGTCACCCTGGCCGGCGTAGCTAGCCGCCACGAGCGCCAGCAGTCGGGTCCGCAGCGCGCTGGTAGCCGCCAGGTAGGCGGCCATGATGGCCGCGGTGTGCGGATCCTGGGCATCCTGTGGGGTTGTCATCTCTCAACCCCCTTGCTGTTAGATCGCCGCTCCGTTCCTCGAGCCCGCCGGCAAGGCCGCCCGAGCGGCGGCCGACGCGGGAGCTGCTGCGCCACCCGGTGCTCCTGGTACGGAGCCACCCTGGGCCCCAGGCCACGAGGAGGTAGGCGAAACCTGGGGCACCAGGGCAGCGTTAAGGAGGGCATCTGCCGCGCGCTCCGCCTGCATCCGGTCAATCTCGGCCGGCGTGTAGTCCAGTGCCGCCATGCGGGTACGCCACGGAACACCGGCCGTCATGAGCTGCACGTTGGCGGCAGCCATTTCGGTTAACGTGCGGAACTGCGGACTGGCCCAAATTACGGAACAATCGTCGGGCACCACCTGGCCGATAATTTTCCCGGCGAGCTGGTAGACCATCTCCCAACTTTCCCCGAATTCCTGGGACCGCTCAATAACTTTACTGGTTAGTCCCGTCTCGGCAGCGGCCAAGGCGTCGCCACTCGCGTTACTGATTGCTCCCAGAAGATAATGTGGTGGTGTCCGGGTAATGGCACCTAAATGCTGGATGTCGACCTCAACGGCTTTAAGCACTCCCGCCAAGTCAACGGGCTGGAATTCTCCGAACTTCGCCTCAGGGTCCGACACATTCCAGAGCAGATCGGCGCCTGGATCAAAACCGCCGGTAGGATTACCCTGTTCGTCAGTAAGATCAACACCAACAGCCCACCGTTGCCGGTAAGCCTGCATCGTGCTGATAACCAGCCGGTCAAGCACTTCTGTGTTAATCCTATCCTGTATAGGCAAGACATCCTCAAACTCACCGAGGGTGCCGCCGGACAGGTCCGGGCAGTTAAGAAACGGAATAACCGGTACCTCACCAAATGGGTTCTCAACCGCGCCCATTTCAAAATCAGTTATATCTACTTCCCATTTACTGCCCCCGTTAAATATGTCCGACTGAGGCTCGGAGGTCTTAGAAACACTACGGTAGTAATGAATCGAGTCAGGTAGATAGAGCACAGCGACATGCCGACGGAGTACTTCATCCCACCATGTTTTGACCGCGGCGAGCCTACGGCGCCTATTATCTGGGGCCGACTCGTGGATTACCTGCCTGGGATCTTCGCCCGTCACGAGCGGCTGGCCTGGATTATCCGGGTGCTCGCCAACAATGACATAGGCCCGAGACATGACAATAGCGGCACGATGAACTAGGCCAGAATCGGCATCAAGATGATTAGATTGCCACCAGCCCCAGGCTTTTTTGTCCAACGTCTCGTTACCGTCGCTGCCTGTCCGAAAGCCCGTTACTTTAAGCCGCTCGGTCACTGACTCGGCTACCAGCTTACAAAAATTCGTCTTACTTTGCGCCTGGAATCGACGGTAAGCCTCTCTCATTTTCTGATTACCGAAGGGCATCGGGTGATTGCCACGCCAGTAAGCGTCTAGCGCGTCAAGTCGTGGACGGTCGTGATCTAACTTCTTGCCGAGGCGCAGCAGCCACCAGTCGGGGGTATTTACGTCTGCCGCGTAATTGAGCACACCGACCCCCTGTAACGTTCAGGTGATCGCTTCCGATACACCGTGCATGAAACACAAAGCGAAACATAATTTTATGTGCGGTATCGCCGCATTGTACCTCGGCCTGTTCTTGGCTTGTGCACTCGTTGGGGCAGTGTTCGCCCTCGTGCAGTGGCTCGCTGGCCTGTTCTAATAGTGCACGTTTGATGGATCTGGCGGAGGGGTCTCGGCATCAATGGGTCCTGTGTTCGTCGGACCCGCTTCGCCCCGAGCTTCATCACGGAGCTGGCCAAGCAGATTATCCGCTCGATCAATCTGTGCCTCAACAGCATCGAGGTGAGACTTATCGCGCGAGACAACGGCTTCCTCGATCAAATCAATGCGCTCGGCCAGGCGTGTAATAGCCTCATGCACAACAGTCATGTATACCTCCAATTGTTCGAGTCGCTCAGAAATCGTTAAAGCAACGAGTGCGTGCTGCGGCATGCAAACCCCCTAGGAGGAGGAGCCAGTGCCGGGAGTCAAACCCGGAGCCTTTCACCCTGGCCCCTCCTGGGCCGCCGGTACCAGGCCGCCCTGACCTCAAGCGCGCTCTGAGGCCGGCTAGAACCTTACCAGCCGCCTAGACTTCGGCTTCTTGGCCTTCGCCAGCACACCCTTGGCCACCGCGTCGGCACGAGCCTCGTAGGACAGCACAGCGGCCATGGCCGCGTCTATTTTCCGCGGACTGCCAGGGTATTCTTTGCTGATTGTTATACCCGACCGAGAAGTGCGCCGACGGGCGTTGAGCACATGCCGACGAAACATCGTTGAGCCATCATGAATAAGCTGTTTGTCCGCCACCGCTTCGCGGAATCGTTCAAGAGCCTTAACCATGACAGAAGGTCGATTCGTCCACCATTCAATCGGATGTATTTGGGTGGCCCGTACTTCTAGTTGATCAGCAAACTCCGCAGTCCACTCGTCTACGTAATTCTGCCAATGTGGCGGATCTGCGAAAAAGCCGACGACATGGTACTTCTTAAAAGCTTGAATAACGGCAGCATCCATGGCCACCTGGTCTACCCGCCATTTAGCGTCCGCGTCGTCAGGCTTGGAATCGCACGCCAACAGCTCAAGGTACCCGTCTTCCACCCGGCAGGCGACCAGCGCCGTAGCGTCCTCGTTCACCGAGCCATCAAAACCCAAGGTGACCATGTCACCATCAGCCAAGGTGGCCAGGGGGTTGGCGCACGGATCCCACTCCCGCGCGGCTATCCAGGCATCCGAGGTCTCAGTTTCCGCATTAAGGAAGTACCTACGGGAATCGGTGATATGTGCCCTGGGGTCGTAGAATTCATCAACGAGCCCGTCCAAGTCATTCCACGCCATAGCGTCGCCGTAAGCCTCGGTAATACCAGCTCGCAGAGCTGCTTCGTCTGATGTATCTTCGCACTCTCCCCAACGATGGTCGACAAGCAACCTCTCTCGCTGAGTCTTACCCGCCTCAATAGCCTCTGACAATCGGTAGGTCCCCTCGGCAACCGAGTCCTCACCTGGGGCAAACATCGTAGTTGTCTCTAGGTACCAGGTACCCGCAATCTTCTTACGCTTTCG